GCCGTCGAGTTGGTGACGCTACACGATCACCCGGAGCTATTCCAAAAGCTGGTGAACCTCGGCAAGAAGCCGACCCCCGATGATCTTCTGGCGGACGACGGCACGGTGCAAACATGTTAAGGCAGCTAGTTCCCGCCCGTAGCGCGGACCTCCGCGCGGTCTGCACGGCCGTGCCCGAGGGGGCCGACGTGCTGGACCTTGCCGACGATCTGCGCGAGACGGTGAAAGAGCGCGGCGGTGCTGGCCTGGCCGCGCCACAGATCGGCGACCTGCGCCGGGTGATCGTGATCAATTACGCCTCGACGTGCATGGTCGTGGTCAACCCGGTGGTAGTTAAAGCGCCCGGCAAGATCGTGACGAGTATCGGCGAGGGGTGCCTATCCTTCCCGGGCAGGCGCGTGGACGTTAAGCGCAGCAAGCGGGTGCTGGTCGAGGGTTTCGACGAGCACTGGCAGCCCGTAAAGATCGACGCCCGCAACTTTTTGGCGTTCGTGTTTCAGCACGAGATCGACCATCTTAACGGCGTGACGATCGTCTAGTGGCGACGCCTACGCGCAGAGGGTCGCCGCTTTGGCTAGCGCGCCAAGACGAGAACGACCCCGATCTGAACCCCAACTACCGGCGGTCTGTGCGCTATTACCGCAAGCTGTACCGGGCGTGGCCGCTTTGGTGTGCCGACGACCCGCGGTTCGGGCGTCTGTACCGTGAGGCGAAGCGCAGGCGCTCCCACGGCGAGGACGTACACGTCGACCACATTGTGCCGATCTGCTCGGCGCTCGTTTGCGGCCTGCATGTCCCGTGGAACCTAGAGATAATAGGCGCCCGGGAGAACTTGCAAAAGTCGAACACTTGGTGGCCCGGCTGCCCGTTCGAGCGGCGTGCGCTGTTCGCCGCAGACATGCCTCCGCACCAGATGGGGCTTGGCTTGTGAGCGACTGGAAGGTCTACGCGGCGAAGTGGTGCCAGAAAATGGGCGGCAAGGTCCGCCCGACTAAGCATTACCGTTGCAGCGGGTGCGGGGCACGCAGGACGCTAGCGCGGGAGCTGTGGCAGTACGAGCGGGCGCCGGTGTGCGCGTGCGGGTCTCGGTTCTGGCGGCCCGACCTTGCTCGGTCGCGAGCCCAAGCCGAGAAATCCGGCGAGTTCGCGACGTGCTCGTGTGATGGTTTGCACCACCCTCACCGGGCGGCGTCGTCTGTTTGGTGTAGGTTGCACCCGACGGGACCGTCGGACAGTGACCAGCGCGAGCGGTACGGCTAGTCGGTGGCTTTGAGGCGTTCGGCGTCGCCGCTTTGGCTAGCGCATCTCTAAGCGAATCAGCGCGGCCTCGATTCGGTCTAGCTGTTTGTCTCTGTTCTTGCCGTCGCTTTTTATAACTTCGACGTCCGTCTGCAGGTAGGCGACGTCGGTCACGAGGGCGGACTGCACGGCCTGGTATGCGACGTCGGCGGCGACTAGGCCCTCGTCGGCCGTGACTAGCTTCGAGTACCCCACCGCCAATAGGGCCGTGACGCACAATATCGTCCCCATAACAGACACCCATTCGAATGCGGAGAATTTCGCCAGCATGGCGAGGGTCATATCGTTTTCGTCTGGCACGGCTAGTCTTCCTTGTTCTTGTTTTTAGACCCGACGGAACTGCCGAGGCAAAAATTCATTACGGCTTGGCGCTCACTGATTAGCTGGCCGATCATCACGCCGATAAGGTTCGAGATTATAGCGACTAGGGCGCCGTGGTCTTTCAGTATGTACACCGCGATGATGTTCGCTAGCGCAAGCACCACAATATACGGCAAGTTTTTGCGCATCACGTCGCCGATGACCTCGTCGATTTTTGTGCCGTGGTGTTTGTACATTGCGCGGGCGCCCTGCACGTTTTCAAGTGCCAGGCGTGCGGCGACATGTTTGTCGGCCATCACTGCCTTTTTAAATTCTAGCGCGGTGGCCGGGTCCGCCTCGATCGCAGCCGCCGCGTCGGGGCCCTTCTTGCCTGTCACTTTCTCGGCAATAGCTAAGACCGCTTGGGCGGACTCTTTCGCGTCGTCGCCCTTAAAAAGCCCGATGATGTCCGGGACGAATTTCGCTAGGGTAATGCCTATGGTTAAAGGGTCCACGGTTTAAATCTCCACTCGATGCGTTAGCCAGCCATACAAGAACCGCTCGTCTTTCTCGCGTCTCTCGGCCAGTTCGATATAAAAAGCGCCTTGCAAACAGTTAAGCGCCTTCATCATTGCGCGCTCGGACCGTGCGTGGACGTAAGCCTGCAGGGCCGCGACGGTCTTGCCGCCGACGTGGCCGTCTACCTCAATGTCGGCGTATAGTGCTTCGCGATCGTTCAACACGTTAAGCGCGCGCTGTAGGAACTTACCGGCGGCCGGCGTCCCGCAGTTCACGCCCGTGTCTACTACCTCGGCCGCTACGGCTTCGGACACGTTCGCCAGGTCGTCGCCTCGCAGTGAGTCCCAATATATCTCGGCGTAGATGTCGAAAGCGATCGACCGGGGCAGGTCTATCATGTCGCCCTGGTAGCCGTAGCCCCGAGCCGTCGCCACCGTTATGCCGTAATTCGTCTCGCCGCCACTGTCGTCGGGGTCGTCAACGTACCCGCCCTCGACTGCGATAATGGCGTCGATTGTTTGCGTTTTTAAGTCGCTCATGCCTCGCCCTCGTCGGCCGTTAGCTCGGGCGCGACGTACCGCAAGATTCTCGCCTCTGTCGACTCCTCTTCCGCCAATGCTTGCACGTAGAACCTGTTGCCCTTACTCGGGGAGATGACCGCGCCCCCAAACAACAGGTTGCCTGCTTCGTCTTCTAAATACGTTTTCATGGTTATAGCTCCGAGTCTACGTTCCAATAAAATTTATAGCCCGCGCCTGTTCCGATCTGCGCTCGCATCTGGAAACCCCTAGTTTTAAGGACGGGCGTGCCTGTTAAGTTGTTGTTTATATTAGCCCCGAGGGAATTTGTACTGGTGACTTTGCTCGCCGCCAGCGTCGCGCTAGAAAAAGAAAGGGTTCCCGTGTCCCTTTTCTCCACTAAGTAGGCAAACTCGTTTCTGAATTGGGAGTTAACGCCGGAGCCGTTAGACCCGCTCTGGACCTCGGTAATATCGGAGCCGCCCGTCTCGTAGTACCGTTGGCACAACGCCAGCTCCGCACCTCTTGGCCTCGCGTCGTACGGGGTCGCCACGCTGCCCCGCTCGAACTTGATCTCGTCCGCGTCGGTGGGCACAATTACCGAGTAATTACCCGTGGCCGTCATGGTGACCGAGTCGCCGGAGCTAAGGCCCGCAGTGCCGTCTACGTCTGCGGTTCCCGTGCCGCCCGCCCAACTGATTGTGTATACGCCGCCCAGGGTCACGGTGTTCTCTATGACTTGTTCTATCCTTGTGCCGGCCGCGTCGCCTTTCCAGCGGTCGAAACCGTATACGCCCGCCGCTGGCTGCCCGCCCGCAAAGTTCCTCTGGTTAATCAGCTTTGCGCCGTTAATTAGCAGGTTGAGGCTTTCCGACTTCAAGGTCCTGAACACGCTGGCGGTCAGTATCGGGAGCCATTCAAAATGCGCCGACGGCAGCGAGCGATAGACGAACTGCGTCGGGTCCGTGGCGGTAATCAGGCCTTCGGACGGGTTAGTCGACCCGCCCCACATTTTGGCGCTTACGACACCAAGGCCCGCGACGTTAACTGTGACGGCTCCGCCCGTGTTCGGGGTGCCCGCCGTGAACTGCACGACCATGCCGTCGAAATAGTCCCCTGGCGCTTGCTGGTTCGTCTTAACGCTCGCCACGTACACGTCGGCCGCGCCGCTTCCGTCGTACTGTACGGCGCGCCCTGCGGCGACCTCGACGATGCCTTGCAAGTACTGCGAGGCGAGCGCCGTGTCTGCGTTGCCGCTCGGCGTGATGCCTGCCGCGCGTAGGATAGCTTGCTGCAGGCCGTAGGTGTCGTTCATTACCGCCTCTTTTATCGGCGTCCCGTCCCCGGTCGTGCCGGTGCTGTCGTCTTTGGCGGAGCCGTACGGATACGCCGCGGTGACTGCGGTAATGCGGCCGATATTCTCGGCTAATGTGCTGGGATTCGTGGCCATTTCGGTGGCTCCTCGTTAGGTGTATGTCACAAGTATACCCAACCATTGCTCGGTGGGGCAAATTTTAAGGCACAAGTCCTCGAACTCGTCAAGTCGTGCCAGGGGTACGGTGGCCTGGTCGGGGAACGTCTGCCCGCCGATGTATAAAAAATAGGGGTAATACTGCGCGCCGACGGGTATCTGGTATTGCTTGCGCCCGAACGTGCTGCTGTAGAACTGGCCGGCGTATAGGAGCGTGCCCCCGACGTAGGCCAAGTCGTGCCCTGTGCCCACCGCGTCGGTCTTAACTTCTAGTATTTTATTGACGAGCGGGTAGCCCGGCGGGGAGTCGTTCGAGTCTGCGAACATTGAGTCGCCGCCGCAGTAAGCCAGATCGTGCCCGCAGCCGACGTACTGGCGCGGCGCTACGCCGTCCCACAGGTACGTGAACGGGTTGCGCGCTGTTGGCGTTACGTCGCCATTGACCGAGCCGCCGGTGGGGTGCTCGATGGAGGGCGCCCACCACTCATGGACGTGAACGTCGAAACCTGCCGCGCGTAGGGTCGCTTGTATGTATGACGGGCTCTGGCCGCCTTGTGCTTTCCAAGCGGCGTCGAGTCGGTCGCGTCGCTCTTGTTCGGTTAGGCCATAGTCGAGTAGGCCCCATTGTTGTTCCCACTCTGCGAGCCGGCGGGTTCGCTGCGGGTCTAGGTCGTCGTACATGTTGTCGTCGTAGGTCTTAACGTCGGCGGGCAGTCCGGCCAGCCCCTCGAAAAATTGACGCAATAACTTATCGGTTACCGTGCGCCAGGCTTTGCCGTCTGGTAGTAAGTGTCGAATTACCGCCAGCCAGTTGATCATGTGAAGGATACCGCGGAGGCTTTCGCCTTCTCGCCCTCGTTGAGTGCGTACACCTCCAGCGCCCCCGGGTCTCCCGACAACTCGAATGTCGACGAGGTGAACGTGCCGTTCGCTGCGGTCACGATGTCCTCGACTATGGCCGAGACGCGTGTCCTAGTTATCTGGTCATTACGCGGCGGCAAAGTTAGTCCAGGGATGAAAGGGGCCGTAGACCGAAAATAGTCGACCACGGCCGTGGTGATGTCCCCGCGCACTTGCGCCAGGTTAGACACGCCCGCCACACCGACCACCGTCACGGCGAAAGCGGTGCGCAGTATCGGCAGAGAGTTCACGAACGTGTTGACGTTGCGGCGTGACGCCAGCCCCGCCTCGTTGACTGTTACGCTTGCTAGGACTGCGGTCAGTTGCGCGGTGGTCGGTATCCCGTCCGCGTTGCCGCTCGATGCGACCGTCGCCTCGCTGTACAGGTTCACTTGACCCGGCAAGCCGGTGTACGGGTATGCGCTGATGATGCCGTCGGTAGACTCGGCCCACTCCTCGTAGTCCGCATACGCTCCGCCCTGCGGTCGTTTCTGGAACCAGTCAAGGATGCGGCGGCGGAACACTTCGACGTTCTCCTCGTTGGCCGCCGTGATGATCTGAGACGACACAACGGCGTCGCGCGCTACGTTGGGCAGCGGGTTGGCGAACGACAGCGGGTCGCCCGCGTCTAGGTTCCCGATTGTGCCCCGGCCGCCGTTGTTGCTCTGGTCGGCCACTGCGCGAACGGACACCAGCACGGTGGCGGCGTTAAGCAACACGTCGGCCAAGGTGATGTACGTCACGCCCGTGGCGGCGCTAACTAACTGCGAGCCGCTAGAGAGCACGCCCGTCTGATTGGTCACTGCTACCGTGACGGACAGCTCGGCATTAGTCGCGGAGCCGCGAGGTTCTACGCCCGACAACTCCTGCCAAAAGCGCAACGGGTTGACCGTGCGGCCGTTAACTTCGGTGTCTTTACTCGACGCGGTCTGCACGAACATCTGCAGGGCCGTAAACCCGACGTACTTGTATAGCAGGACAAAAACGCCCGCCAAGGCTTTAGCCAAGACGCGGTTGAACGCTTTAGGCAACAGCGGGATAGTCTGATTTAAAGACGCCTCCATTTGCGCAATAAGGTTGTCGCTAATTTGCTTGGTCGTAGGGGCTGTTAGTGTCATTGTCCTGCCTTCCAGTTTTCGGTATAGCTAAACGCGGACTCTTGGCCGCGGGCCGTAATGGTGCCCGCAATAGTTACGCGATTTAGCTCGGGGATTGACGCCGACACGACGATATCGCTGGCGATTTTTTCCGATAGGAACCAGGCCAGGTCGCGCGTCGCGGCGTCCTCTAATTTGCGCAAGTTGCCCGAGGTTGCGGGCAGCTCGCCGATAAGGTATTGCGTCTCGCTGCGGTACTGATTGGCGGCGGGCTCGCCCAGATTGCCCCACCAGTTGTTTGGGTCGTCGGCTCGGGTGCTGTCTTTCTGGTTGCCGCCGAATAGGCTCGCGTAGGTGGCCGTCTCAAAAAAACCAGTCATGGTGGTGACGCCGTTCGCGACGACGATCTCGCCGTTGTCCGGGGTCTGGAATAGCAGCACGTCACCCTGTTGTTGTTGTGTCACTCTATAAACTCCACGAAGTCCGTCGGCACGCCCGCAACGAGTTCGCGGACAGTGATTGGCGATAATTTTAGCACGGTTTCGATCGCGGTGTGAAAATTAAACGTGCCCCCCGGCGGGGTGAGCTGGTCTGTCACTTGCGCGGTGACGGCCGCCTTAAACGCCGCGGGGTCGGTGGTCCATGTGACGGACAGCACCTCGGTGCCACCGTGCGCCGGGGCGCCTGGCGTCGTCACTGTCGCCCAATACGTCGCCACGCCGTCGGCTATTCGGTCGATAGTCACGGCCGTGTTGTCTGACAGAAAGGCGTCGGAGAGCGTCGCGACATCGCCGCCGGCAGCTACGTCCACGCCGGGCGCCAGCCCGCCGGTCGAGTATTGAGCGTAAAACGTCGCGAAGTCTGCCGCCAGCTCCGCGGGAGTGCCCTGCAGCTCGCCCACTCGGTTGTCGAAGTTCACGACCAGACCGTCCAAGTCGAGGCCGTCGCCGGGGCTCACCCCCACGACTGTGTCGGGTTGTTCGACGATCGCCACGACGCCCTCGACGGGTGCGGAGCCCGCAGCGTCGACCGTGTCCGCTTGCTCGGTAATGTCTGCAGCGCCAACGGCGGCGATCTGCCCGGAGGCGTCGACCGTGTCCGCTTGCTCGGTAATGTCTGCAGCGCCAACGGTGGCGATCTGCCCGGAGGCGTCGACCGTGTCCGCTTGCTCGGTAATGTCTGCAGCGCCAACGGTGGCGATCTGCCCGGAGGCGTCGACCGTGTCCGCTTGCTCGGTAATGTCTGCAGCGCCAACGGTGGCGATCTGCCCGGAGGCGTCGACCGTGTCCGCTTGCTCGGTAATGTCTGCAGCGCCCGATATGGCCCCGACTAGCTCGACGCTGTTGGCGTATGCCTTGTCACCGCCGCAGTGCGCGAGGTCGTGGCCGCAGCCGACGACGATCACCTGTACGTCACTTTCGACGCGAGCGCCTGCAGCGGTGTCGTCTCCGCCGCACTGGGCGCTGGTGTATCCGGCCCCTATAAACTCAAGGGACACGAGTCAGCCCTCTACGGGTTGCCCTCGGTGTCGACGAACGACGTCACCCGAACTTCTTGGCCTGCGGATACCGCCACGGCTGCGAGCTCTAAGTCTGCGCCCGAACCGGTGAGCCCGGCGCTCCCGTCCATCACGACGTCGCCGTCGCTGTCCGTCACACGGAACCACGTCGCGGTCCCTGTGGCGTTGGCGCTTGCGTCGCTAGTGATCGCAGCCGCAGTGATTACGCCGCCCGCTGCCGCGCCGAATGCCGTCGAGCTGAACCTCAACTCGGCGAGCAGCGTGGTCGCTGTGCCGCCTGTTGCCGGGCGCGTGCCGTTGTATATGCGCAGGAACCCGCCGCTGGCGCCGGCATTTACCGCCGCGTCGACTGCGTCCATTCTTGTGTTTCGTAGTGCTGTTGCATAGCCGATAGTCATGGCCTTCTCTCCTGGTTTATAAAATTGGTGGGCCCGTCGGTGAGCCTAGGTTCCCGGCGTGCTTGTGTTTGTCTGCGTCCATGCCCGCGGCGGTGATCATGTTGCCGTCTTTGGTTATCTGCAGGCCGTTTATTGTAACCTGTCCGCCAGCGTCCGCAACTATTACGG